ATAATAACCCACGATACGGAGTGAATAAATTCAAATAATCGCGAACTATTTTTTGATGTGTTAATAATTCAAAATCAACTTCTTTGGAATTACATGAAGCAGTTTCAATGTTCTCTGCAATCTCTGCTCTATATGGATGAAATAAGTTATTCAGTTTTTCGATAGCTATTTTACGGTTATTCATATAATAGGTTGAAGTCTTGTGAATTACCTTTTCGATTGGTTTTGGAAGACGGCTAGAGATAGATTCTCCGTTAATTGATACATTTTTGAATGGAACCATTAAAACTTCTTTTGTTTTAACTGCTCTCTTTTTTATTGGTTTATCGACTACTGCTTCCTGCAATGGAAGAGGTTCTCCTTTTTCGTCTATAATTTTAATTTTTCTTTTTTTTATGATTTTAATTTGAGGTTGTTCTCCAATTTCAATTGGCTTTGGTTCGGCTTCGGGTTCGGCTACTATTTCATTTAATTTATTCGGTTCTTCCGGTTGCGTAATAACAACTGGTTCTTGCTGAGTTTCCATTGCTGGTTTTATTTCGTTTTCACGTATATGTTTTAATATATTCATGCGGTTAATTTTATTATTTAGACCTTTTCGTTTATCAATTATTTCAAACTGCGGCAATTTCATCTTTTCTTCAGGTTCTTTTGGTGCCTTCTCGTAAGGTTCTTCTTCCTTTCCTTCAGTATCTTTCGGCTGACCTGATTCTTCGGGTTCTTCTTCCTCAGTATCTGATTCTTTTGCTTCTTCTTTTTCAACTACTTTGGCTTCTACTTTTTCTTTTTCACTCTCTTTAATTGGATTTACTACAAAAATACCCTTTCTATTCTTTGGTATAGTTTTTTTTTTAAATCTCTCTAAATATGAAAATTGCTCCATGATATAGAATAGATGTATAAAATTTATTCTATATTATCTTGGTATAAATTGTAATTATACATTATATGAACTATTTACGAATATTTTTTGGACTTTTGTTATTTGTAGTATTAACAAATGCGGATACAGAATGTTCAACCGCACCAAGTATTCCATATGACCGTCGTTCAAATACAAACTCGTTAAGAATCGTTCAATATAACACAGAATGGTTATTTATAGATTATTATTCAAATTCAGATTGTCCGGGTAATGGCTGCACGTGGAAAAATACATCTGAAGCAAAAACCCATTTATCTTATGTATCAAACGTAATTAAACAACTAAACCCAGATATTCTTAATATATGTGAAATCGAAGGTTGCGATGAATTGCACTATCTATTGGAATCATCTAACATATCAAATGAATATGCTCCATATCTAAAAAAAGGAACAGATACTGCTACCGGACAAAATGTAGGAATACTTACTAAAATAGATCCAATCGTCGATTTATATAGAACAGAATCTAGAATATCTTATCCTATGATAAATTCTAAGTGCGGATACGTTGGTGCGCCTGGAACAACTGGTGTAAGCAAACATTATATTACAGAATATGCGATTGAAAATATGAAAATAGCAATGATAGGAGCACATTTGTTGGCATTTCCAACAGATACAATGCGTTGTGCGGAGCGAGAAGCCCAGGCTTCTATTTTACAATCGGTCATATATGAATACATCCAACAAAAATACGAAATAATAATGTTGGGCGATTTCAACGATTTTGACGAGAACGTAGTAGATGCTAACAATAATATGCCAACTTCGCAAGTGTTGGATATATTGAAAGGCAAATCAATGGATACACAAAAACAATTATATCAATTGTATAGCGTAGCTCAAATTATGAATAAAAATACGCGATATACAGATTGGTATGACAAAAATAGTGATTGTAAATCATCACCGACGGAATTTTCTATGATCGATCATATATTGGTATCGGAGAACATTCTCAATAAAATTACAAATGCGTTTATTTATCAAGGATATGATGAATATTGTGGGAAATATAATTCGGACCACTATCCAGTGGTGGTTGATATTGATACTGGATCGTATCTATAATACAATAAAAATTGAATATGAATATATCTCTATATATTCATATAGTAAATCAATGAGTAATAAAAAACAATTAGGACAGTTTTTTACAACGAATTATGAATACATTTTGCAAAATTTTACTATACCAGATGGCATTGTTAATATTATAGAACCATTTGCTGGAAATGGTGATTTGTTGGATTTTATAGACAAACAAGCCGGCCAATATACAATTGAATGTTTTGATATTGAACTCAAAAAAGATTTCATTATTCAGCGAGATACGCTATTGGATCCACCGAATTACCAAGATAAATATGTAATTACAAACCCACCTTATATTGCGCGAAATAAGAGCAAATCGAAAGAAATTTTTGATAAATATGAAGAAAATGATTTATATAAATGTTTTATTAAAATATTGATAGAATATGGCGAATGTTTGGGAGGTATTCTTATAGTGCCCTTGAACTTTTGGTGCTCGATACGAAAAAGCGACGTAGAATTGCGACAGCAGTTTTTAACCAAATATTCAATTGTAGGTATTAATATATTTGAAGAGCAAGTATTCGATGATACTTCATGCACGATATGTAGTTTTCAATTTGAACAACGCGCGTTGTCTACACATGATACGAATACCATTCAATGTGTAGTCTATCCCAGCACTAAACAAATAACAATACAACTGGATTCTACAAATAATTATACGATTGGCGGTGAGATTTATAATTTAAAACAAAATCCAAATTATAAAATAGAACGGGCTACTAAGAATAACCAAACCAGCGAATTTATTACAAATATATTGGTGAAATGCATAGATGATAATGCAAATAGTATGATAAATATGTCTATGGTCGAAAATGATAAGCGGTGTATAGATACATCTCCAAAATTATCGGCGCGATCATATGCTACATTGGTAATTGAACCGGCAATTACCATAGAACAACAAAAAGATTTGGTTAGTCAATTTAACGAATTTTTGAGGACTAAAAGAGAACAATATAATTCGCTGTTTTTAAGTAATTACCGAGAAAGCAATACAATTGCTCGTAAAAGAATATCATTTTCACTTGTTTTTGAAATAGTGAATTATTTGTTGGACCACCAAAATCGTCTATAAATTACGAATAAATGGCAATAGTTTAGGTTCGAAACAAATTATTATTATTGAAAAATATTTTCCTGATATTATAATTAAATAATAAATTTTATAATTCATTTGCAAATAATTTTACTAATAATGGAAAATTTGTTATCGGATCAGAATTTTCAATTAATTCATTTTTTGTTTGTATCATTTCTTCTAGAGTCCATAACCAATGAAAACCTAATTTATTATCAATACTATGCTTTGATAATTTATTTTTAACATTTAATTTACGATTAATTAAATTTTTATTCCATGGGTAATATGTAAAACAACCAATGTATGCATATAAATTATTTTCATCAATAGTATCAATATTATGTAAAACACTGTGTCTTCCACAAGTATATTGCCCTGTTTTATAAGAATGAATAAATCTTGCTGATCTATGATATATATCAATATGATCAATTCCATTTAATAATTGTTTAAATGTTTCAGGATTATAATAATTATCATTATATTTTTTTGATAATAAACATAATCCGGGAATTTTAAAGCATTTATTATTTATTTTTGGCAAAAAATTTTTAAAATTAGGTTCACAAAATAAAAATTCAGTAACATTTAATATTAATTTATATCCTATAATATTTTCTTCTACTTCCATCATTTCCAAATCACAATTTATAGCATCAAATTCTTTATTTTTTGAAGTAATAACTGTCCAAGTTGGGCAAATATTATTAATAATTGAAATAGATGAATCATCTGAATCGTAATTTACTATAACTCCATGATCAAATATATTTTTATGGTGATTTAACCAAAATGGTAATAAATATTCTTCATTATAAATATGCGTTAATACAGTCATTTTATCCATTATATATTATATATTTTTATTATATTATATATTTTTATTATATTATATATTTTTATTATATTATATATTTTTATTATATTATATATTATATTTTTATAGGCGACTTTTACTAAACATTTATAAATAGGTTCTGGAATGGACAAGAATGCTTATTATGCTTCAAAAATGGGTATAAGAAAATATACTATAGGAGGACTCTTTTTTTAGTGGAGCATTTGCAACAATATTTTGGTTAAAAAAATATGAAGGAAGTGGAAAATTATTATTTATGCCTGGATTAGTGAAATCAAATGAATTCATTTCTCGAGATGAAGGATTACATTGTGATTTTGCATGTTATATCAATCAAATTTATATTAATAATATTTATCGGAACATCCATTATTTCAGCTATTGCACGATTCGTTCGCAACATTTCAAAGTCATTTGAATATTTGTAATACATGATTCTCATTTGAAATGGTGGCAATTTGCGAATCTCTTCCCAAATTTTCATTTGAAACATTAATTCATCTTCGTTTTTCATCCATTTATTTTCGTTGGAATATATAGAATTGTACATCGTGTTTTCCATCAAATAATTATCAAATCCAATGTATATTGGTTTCAAATAAATATTGTATAATTTGTTATTTTCTTGTGCGGTCTTCTTTTTTTGCAAAAAAGTTTTGGGTAATGCATTTATTGGGATCAATTTCGCCATACCTTGCTGCAATTGATGTTTAATATAAAATTCAATATAAGTTATGAATGTATTATTTCCATTGTATCTCTGTATACCTTGATATAATCCAAACAAAGCATATGATGTAATCTCATCATTTTTTATATGATGGCATTTATGTTTATGTAGTCGTTTGAAATGTAGGGCTTTGGTTGCAGCCCAGTCTTTGTAGCTATCAAACAACACGTTGTTTATTTGCTCTCGCATTTCGGTAGTGGTTCCTGGATGCTGAATAATATGCTTGATTCTTTGTTGCGAAAGTTTATTCAAATTTACACATGAAGTTGTTCCTATAAAAAATAGAAAAAATATGATATATAAATAATAATGCATTTCTCTCTATATAAATGCAGTCATTTTTTTATATAGCTTTTATAAATATAATACTAGCAGCGTATATAAAAAATATGTTCTCAATATAATATGAATCGAATACCAAAAACTGATACTAGATATGCGGTATTATTGGAAATACCCGAAAAACATTTATTATTTAATTGTGAAAGAGCAAGTGCTACATATACATATGTTCATTTTACAAAAGGTCATTTTGCTCTTTCTATAACAGAATATTATAATGTAATTCGTTATATTATGTATAAGAATGGTTCTCCAATGGATGAAACTAGATATTTGTGCTTTTGATAATAAAAAAATTTGTTATCAATATCAATATCAAGAACAATCAATTAAGGTTCTCTGAAAATCGATCAATCATATATTGCTGTAAATCAATATGATTGACTACTAAAACATTATCTTTGTGGTATTTTTTCTTTAATTCTTCAAATTGAGAGGTTAAATCGGTATCAATCAATACTACATATAATTCGCCATCATTTCCAAATTTACATACCCAATCACAAAATGTATGTGCTTCTTCAAATACATTATCTTGATGTCCGCCATTTCCAAATACGACTTTTGCAAAAATCCAGCCTTTAACGCGACCATCTATTTTTCCATCGAATGATTTCAGGCAATCATTTTTCTCGTATTTTTTGCATTCTTGTTTATTCACAATTTTACCGCATTTTGTTGGTCTAAATGCAGTAGCATTCAAATTTTCGATAGTTATACCGAATTTCGACGTGGTTAAATTGCATGTATTCAATTGCAACTCTTCATCTTTCGTACCTTGTCTTGAAGCCATTATTGAAATGCGACCAGCCAATGTTTTTGCAAAAACAAGATCTGATTTACATTTATCAAAAATTGTATCCATAGAAGTATCTAATTCAATTAGTACCCTCTCTATTTCTTTTTCGTTTGAATTTTTTTTTAATAATTCATAGTTTGCTTCAATAAGTGCATTGAGAGTAGACAAATTGTTTATTTTTTGTCTTTCGCTTCGTAAATTTGAACAGTCTAATACAATTGGGCTAAGGGTAGCATGTTGCATTACGATATTGATTCTAATATCAAGAGAAAAAATTGTAAATCAATTTTTTATTACATGGTATATTGTATGGATTCTATGGATCTGGAATAACCGGTGCAAAGTTATAACAGTCTTCATCTATCTTGCTGTCGTAATCAGTATTTGCATTTGCGTCTAGTAATATTTTCATTATATCATATATTTTTTCTTTGTTTATTCTCCCTTTACCATATTCATATACGAATGTAGTCCATTTCATTGGTAGCCAATTATAATCCTGTTTGCAAGTTTCATTAACATCAACACCATTATTTATGTAATGTTTAACTTTATCGACATCTACTTCAATTATAGCAGCAATTAATGGCGAATGTTTACTATTTAAAGCGGTATAAATACGATTTTGTGCTCTTCTAGACATGTTGAATACGATTTTGGTATACGATTTTGGTATACGATTTTGCTAATGTTTCTGGCTATGATTTTGGCTATGATTTTGGATATGATTCTGATTATGATTTTGATTTCGATTCTCATTCCGGGGTTGATTACGATTTTGATTACGATTTTAATTATTATATATACACAATAATCAAATATATAAAAATAAATCAATTTTTCATAGTAATGATAATGCATAAATATAATAAAATGGAATAAAGGGATTGAAACGACATTTGAATCGACCGTGTTAATGAATTAACCGAATAATTATACTTTTTAATAAAATACAAATTTACAAGTAATTGATTACATAATATAGGTAATATACAAGCAACAGTAGTGCCATATAAGTTATATAGTGCAAATGTATTCCATAATATATTTATATCGGTAATCATAAATAAAACGCCCAATGAAACATCTTTACCGAATACAACTGGAATCGTGTTAATGCCGTTCATTTTATCGCCATCATAATCGCGAATATCCAATATAATTTCGTTGTAAAGAGAACCAAAAAATAATAATCGTACAAATGTCATCAAATAGTCAATTTTACCCATAATATTCATGTTCGTAGCGAGTCCACTAAAAATAACAGAAAATGATATCAATGCTGCACAAGATATATTTTTTATGATTGGGATTTTTTTTAAAAATGGCGTATATGCAATGATATTTAATATTGCCGCATGTATTATATATTGTAGAAATCTCGGAAAATATAAAAACGACAATATTTCTGTAATAGATAGTAGACCCAACGACAATAATATGGCCTCTTTTTTTGTAATCTCGCCAGTAATCAATGGCCGCGTTGGATTATTTATTTTATCTACTTCAATGTCAAATAAATCATTCAGAACCATACTAGAAGACATGATTAATAACGTATTGAGAGTAGCGATAACAAAAGACTTCGTTTGAATTAAATTAACAAACGACGGATTCATTATCCAACCACCCGAAAAGCATAATACCGAAGTAGGTAATATATTTTGTGGTCTTATCAATGTAATCATATTACTTATTTTACGTTGTATTTGGCGGATTTTACTGTTGTTCATAGGATTATCATTGTATGTTGTAATAATGGATGTAGGGTTATACGCACCATAAAAACGATGAGTTGGTGTAATTTGTCTGGGTACAGGTACAATTTGGTTATTAACCCGATATGCAGTCGTATTATATAAAAATAGTAATAATAGAAAGGCGTAAAACATTATGACATATAATATATGAACTACGTTAAGTCTTTAGACCATTTATCGATCAATGAAAATAGAGTGAAATCCATTTTGAACTCTAATTATCGAATTATCGATTTCAGTTATTAATTGATATTCTACCTGCTTTGATTGTAAATCATATAGAAAGAAATAAGAACCGTTATCTATATTACAAAATCCTATAATCGATTTCGTTTTTTCATCGAAAGCGAGTTGTCCGCAAAAACTAGATTCATTTCCAGGAAGTTTAAAATGTACCATTGTGTTTAAATTTCGATCTAATATAACAAACCCTGAGATACGTATTGCTTTAGTTTCATTCAATTCCAATGTTAATAATAAATGTTTTTCGCCATTTGGACCATTTAGTTTTGTAGGAAAATCACTATAAATATCGTTTAACAGACTTTTTTTATAAACAATTCCTGAACTATTCGATTTATCTATAGCAAGACGATAAAGCTGTGGCAAGTTCTCGTTTAATCTGTCCATATTAATTTTATCAAATAGACATACATCAATATACGTTATATTTTCATTTCCGCCTATATTTTCGTTAACATCTACAAAATGAAACGTAAAAAACGAATAATTGAATTGAATCCATTGTGTAGTTTGAGTAGCTTTATTCCATATTCCAATTCTGGATTTCTGTTTTTTGTCAAATTTCATCGGTATAGGTGAATTTGGCTGCATAATTTTACAATAATCCATTACTAGAGGACAATCTGGGATGTATACATTATTTTCAGTTGAAATTATATCATGAACGATCGAATTATATTTTGTAGGAATAATATAACTTTGTTTTGGTGTCAAATCATACATATCATAGTTTGTAATTACAGTACCTCTCTTTAGTCCAAATAAATTATATGTAGCTGATATCAAATTTTTATTTGTAAAATCTTCATGGGGATGTGCAGTAAATACTCGCGGGATGCTTTTCTCGTTTATTTTACCATATTCGAATAAATTATTGTTGTAAAAATCAATAAAAAATCCGTATGGATTATCGCGTTCATGTAATGCTAACAATAATCTTGCATTTTTCCAATAGTATAATCCAGTATTCGCCCTTCCGTCGAAATTTGCATTTATATTCAACATATTTAACATTTTTAACATATAAATACAGATACCAAACCAGTTCTTATCTAAATACTCAGATAACATTGGATATTTATACATGAATTTGCGACGATCGGTTGATACCGTTTTTTTTATAAATTGTTTAACTTTGCCGTTTTCTATAAAAACGCTTTGAATTATACCATCTCCAGATATACTTACTTTATTTGTTTTTTCTCCACCAATTAAACCATAAAATCCATTGATATCTTTAAAATTATTGGTATGATTTTTTTTACTTACATGTTTTCGAATAAAATGAAATAATTTGAAATTGTCAGTTATTTGTATACAATATAAAAACCAGAATAACCAGTAAAAATATAAGAAGTTCATTTATTATATTTTTATTATATTTTTTTTATTAGACTTTTATTATACATACATTATCAATGAAGATTCAAACATTCAAAGATTCAAATAAACCGATTAAATGTCTAGCGATATGACATTTTTATCTGATTTGTTTTTGCGACCACCGCGTCTTCTTGGCATCATAGTTCCTTGCATATCTTTCAAACTACTAATACTTACCATGGAATCATCTTCTGTATTCTGAGTCTGTTCATGAATATTGATTGTTTTGGTTTTTAATCCTGATAAAATGTTATCTATATCGGTATTTTTTGGCCCAGACATTTCAGGTCGCTGTGAACGTTCTTGTCTTTCTGAAGCATATGCAGGTGGTTGATTCATATTACTTCCCATTTGATTCATATCTACACCTTGTTCTCTAAACATAGTTGATTGGATACCTCTACTTGCATTTAAATCTGGACGATTGTCTGGCATTTGAGTAAACTGCATTCCAGGGCGTGCCGATGCTGGCGGTGGATTCATAGAACGTGTTTCAACGGGTGCAGGAGGTGGTCGATTCATTGTATTTGGTTTATTCTGACTTAATAATTCGCTTGCAAATGCCATTCCAGGTGCATTTTGTTTCATAGAATCAACTGTAGCGTTGGTAAACATACGCATAAGTTCAGGGGATTGTTTAATTACATCATTGAATCCAGGTGCAGCAGTAGATAATGCTTTATTACTAAAATGAATTACACTGGCACTGAATCCTAGACGTAATAATAAACTGAGCTCTGGACTCATTTTACCGCCCTTGTACTTATCATGAAGTTGTTCAAAAATTTCAGAATAACTATCAATATCTTCACTAATTGATTCACCCCAACCATCAAGAGATACACCAAACGGATCAAACATAGCATTACCATATTCAATTGTATTAATCATAGTAATCAGCCAGTTTTGTTGAATTTTAACTGAATCACGTTTGCGTTTATCTTCTAATGCACTTTCATATTCATCTTCTACTTCGTCATAATTTGAATCTATGTTAAAATGTGAAATTTGCTTGACAATACCTCTTTCTTGCCATTGCTCTAATGCTTTAATCATAGCACGCTTTTTGCGACGTTTTTCGCGTTCATTTAATGAAGAACTTGAACTAGAAGCACTCTTGGAAGGATTATACAATGGAACTTCGTTTAATTTAGTGAATCCGTCCCATGTTTTTGTATTACCGATACTATCCATTGTAGCTTGACCTAGATGTGAATCGGTGTTTTCATCATCCATGTTGATTCGAATATTTTGTGTGTTATTTTCAGGTTGTTTACTGAATCCAAATAAATTAGAAAATGTTTTGTTTTCAGATGATGATGCCGATGGTGCCGATGTGTTTGACTGTGATAATTCATTCAATTCATCTTCTAAACGATCAAGTTCTCCTAAATCGATCGTTGTAGCACTAGAAGAATTCTTAACTTTGTCATTCATTAATAGCTCAATCCCTGAACCGAAACTAGTTTTAGGTTTATCATTAAAATTAATTGAAATTGGTTCTAAATCTGAAAATTCAATTTCTTCCATAGTTTATTATTATTTTATAAAAATTATGTTTAAGTATTACGCAATCATAATATTATATTGTTTTATGTATTATTATTCTTGTAATTTATTTTTGTTATTTTGTATAAACCATATACCTTGTAAAAAACAATCCGCTAAATCGTCGCGTTTTTTTGTATCCAATACATGCATCCACTCCGCAATTTGCCGTTTTTCTAATATCTGCTTACAATGATAAACTGCGTCCTTTTTGTGCTGTTGATACGTGTTATCGGTGGTATCTGTATTCTGTTTTTCTAATCCTTTTAACTTACAAGAGGAAGATACAAAATCAATCGATATGGAATCATATGCCATTATATAATACTGCGCTAACATACCTTGTATGGTTTTCATTCGGGTAGCGATAGGCGATATTTGATTTTCAATTACCACATGTGTTATATGTTTCATTGTATTCAATTGATTCAATTCGTTTTTCATGTTTTTTCCTATAGTAATTAAATCCAGTTCTCCAGCAGATGTTTTGATTGATGAAATTGGTTTTAATGTATGTTCTATCATAAATGTATTTATCGTATTTAATGTATTTGTTTTGTTCATTCCAGGGTCGAATGGTATTTTATATTTCTGAATAACTTCAATTAGTTTTTCTAATTTTAGTTTTTTTAATTGAGTTGGAGAACATTCCTTGGTTGGAATCAAAAAATTGCTCATTTTGGCATGTTTTTCACAATAACAATGTTCTCCTTTTTCATATTTTGCTTTTTTATTGCATATTTGGATGGTCGTGTTTTCATGTTTTGCGCCATTTTTTTTGGATTTTTTCTTTTGTTCTAGCTGAATATTACATAGTTTCGTTTCGGGTTCTGGATTCATTAAATTGAGAACATTCCAGTCATGGATGTTAAAACTATCACCAGATAAGTCAAAAATACAATACGCCATGTTTTTAATGCCTACATCAAAACTTACAATTCGCTTCATAATCTTTTTTATTTTCTAATACAAAAGATTTATATTGATTTTTCATGCATTCATATATTCCTTATTATTTTTTTCCATAATAGGGAACGTTTTTGAAATCATGTATTTTCTGTATTCAGCATTCGTAGTAATTTCATTGTTTTTTAGTAGTTTATTGTTATCTACCGCTTGAGGTTGCCAACTAGGTGCATAATGTTTTCCTAGAAAGGTAAGTTCTGGTACAGGATTTTCTTCTTTTGGTTTTACTAAATTACCGAAAAAACTAAATGGTTGTACTTTTTTATCATATGTAGCATATTGTGGTTCTCCTACAAACGACATGGTTATATATAGTATATAATATAATACTATATATGAAAATTATTGTTCTCCATCAATTAACATTTTGATTAATTCTGGTTTTTTCATTTTACTTGGATCAGTACATAAACCTTTTGAGATGACTAATTTCTTTAAATCGGTTAATCCCATTCGTTTATATATTTCTGGTGAAATTGCAGATTTGTTATTTTCTACATTTTCCACAATTGGTTCTTCATTCACATTTTCTAATTTATTAACAACAATTGGTTCTATATTTGGTAATTCAACTGATTCAACTAAGTCTTCAAATTCTAACTCCGTTTCATTTTGTTCTAAATCGGTATTTTCTAAATTGGAAATATCCAATCGTTGAATATCTTCGATATCAATTTGTTTAACAAGGCCATTTATGTTATCATCTATTCTGATTTTTTCAAATACATTTGGTTCATCTTCGTCGTCTTCGTCGTCTTCGTCGTCTTCGTCATCTTCGTCATCTTCGTCATCTTCGTCGTCTTCGTCATCTTCGTCGTCTTCGTCATCTTCGTCGTCTTCGCGTAAAGTCATATCGTTAACGTAATTATCAGATGCAGAATTCATTTGCGGCATAAACATTGAAGAAAATGAGTTAGCTTGTTGTGATTGCATTTGATTCGTTAACATGTAATTTATATTTGCTTTAGCTACTCCAAGTTCTTTGACCACATTTTGAACGATATCAAACATAGTATCGCATTTTTGTTCAAGTGTTGTTATGCGCTGTTTAAAATGGTATACTAATAATAAAACTAGTCCAAAAGTTATTCCTAAACTTAAGAAAAAGAATGTCTCTATAAATTGAAATGACGCCATTTATCTATTTTATTATGATGTTATAAAAAAAACATTTATTACGAACGAATAACAGAAAAGTATCTTGTATTTATATATAACGTTAATAATGGATAATAATCAACTTAGATACGAATCATTATCAAGACCATCACCTGTAATTTTTAATGAAAATAATCAATCGCAGCTTATTTCAAACAATAAAATAATAATTATTTTAAGTGTTTTATTGATTTTGTCTTTTTTAGGAATAAATATATTGGATGTAGTAAGCAATATAATAAAGGCAATCATAGCTGTATTAGGCCCACCAGTCGGTCAACTTTTAGCAGTATTTGGATATACATCTGGAACATTAATTAACAAAGGAGCCGATGTTGTATCAGATACAGCAAAATTAGGGATAGATATAGCTGAAGGAACAGTACAAGATATTGGTAATATATTAATATCTGCTAGCTCTGGGAGCGTGCCAACCAATTTAACACAGATCAATCCATTGGATATTAAATTAAATCAAGATAAGCAAATATCAAAACCAAAACAACCAAGTGAAGATACAACAGAAAACCCTATACAAAAACCAATTTCAGCAAGTAAATCTGGATGGTGTCTAATTGGAGAATATGAAAATCGTAGAGGATGCATCGAAGTTGGAGAACAAGACAAATGTTTATCTGGACAAATTTTCCCTAATCAAAAAATGTGTTTGAATCCAACTATGACTGCTAATCTCAACCCTAAATAATTTTATTATATATTTACGCTATATATAATAAAAAACTTTTTACGTATAATATTTTTTGTTATGATTAAAATTGCGAAATGCTTTATAAAGTAGAAATGTTATATAAAACATAAAAACTATGTTAAAGTAAATATTGTAGTTTGAAAAACGTTTCATTTTTATTGAAATAAAATACGCTAATAACAACGCTGAAAACAGATATATATAATTAATATCTATGAAATCGTGTCTTTTCAAAACAATAAATGAACTTATAACTAACGTAATCAATATATAAATTATAACATAATTTGCGATTGTTTTATTTTTGAATATATATGAATAATCTTGCAGAACGGATGATAAATCGCTACCTAATACATAATTTGGATTTTCATATTTTTTTATTGCATATGAAATGAAACATTCACCTTTCAAGATAATGTAGCTATATAATAAAATAAATAACAATACAATATAGATTAAATCATAAAAATCATTTTTCCGAATTATAAAAGGATAATTAACTGATAATAATGATAATATTACGTGTAATAAATGAATAATGTAAAAGTCCATATATATAAATATATAACTAAATTATATTTGTAAAATAGTACAATGTGTATTACGTAGATTTCACATAAAACCCAATTAATGGTTCGGGTGTAGGCACTATATTTGTAAAATTACATCTTATCGTAGAATATGGATAATTATTGGATGACAAATTCATTTGAACGCCAAATTTTAAATTTGCTGGACTTCCAGATGTAAGGCTAGATCTAATAGTAAAAACTATTTTTATATCGTATAATAAACCAGGTTGAGTAGAAAGAACTATATTGGACATTTTTAAATTTCCGATATATTGTACACCTTGAAATGTAGTATCGCCAATTATATTACCATTACCATCTTTTGGAAATTTGGTATAATAATTAACAGCTCTATTTGTAATTGATGTAGTTGTATTTATATTGGTAGTTGTAATCAAATTATTATTATTATAAACACTTACATTAAAAGTATCTATATTAAAAATACCCGAAGCATCTGTATTATTAGTAGCTTGACCAGAAACATAAAATCCTATAGGGGTATTAATTTCAAATGTAGTAAAATTATAATCTGTATTAAAAATTGCTAAGGAGCATAGTGTAGTCTGATCTGTCTGAGTACTACCATCTAATAATGGCACTAATGACAATATATTACTACTAGTATAACTATTCCAATAGGTTGGTTTTTCTTGGTTTATTAAACCAGATACATTTTCACCTTCTGCATAATTATAAAGAGGAACATCTGGATTATATTGCAGTGTAATAATCGGACCAGGAACATCACTTGATGAAGATAGTGTTGGTAAATATTTATCCTGAGGACAAGATGCTACTGTATTATATACGGTAAAGTCTATAATTTGTCCAGAAGAATCACGAACGACTGTAGTTTGTGTATTTCTCTGAAACGAACCTTTCACTAAATTAGACCATTGTTGTGCTTTTGTAATCTTTCCTTTTTGTGTTGAATTTTTATTATATTGTAATATTTCAGCTTTACGACGCATATCTAATTCAGCTTGGGTATTGGCCGGAT